TCTTTATTAGTTTCTATTGCTGCATATAAACCATTTCTACCTTTGAAAAGATAGTTATATACTCTTTCATTAATACAACCCAACTCACTTCTCCAACTATCATTTTCTTTTAACTTACATAATTGTTTTAGTGATTTATCATCATTTAATGCTTTTTCAACAAACTTTGGTGTTTTTTTATTGTCTTTTAGTATTTTGTTCCAATTATAAACACCTTGAATACTATAAGAATACCAGTAATTTGGTTTATCACTCAAATATATACAATTCATATTTTCTTCTTTAGTATCATCTTTGTTTAATTTTTCTTGTAATTCTTCTATTTTCTTGTTTGCTAAATATAATTCTTCTTGTGTTTTATACAATTCGTTTAAGATGTATTCTTCGCTTGTTTTAAATTTCATGCTCGTTCTCCTTTTAATTTGTTAATTTCATCTATTAGTTCATTAAATTTATCAACCATAAAATCTGTTTCATCACATCTAATGTATATTTTGTTATTTCTATTATTCAAGAAATAATGACCTTCTTCATCTTCATATATTTCTATTTTTTCTATCTTCTTTGGTTCTTCGATTATTTCAACTTCTTTATCTAAATTCATAAAAGTTCTATATCTATTCATTAAATAAATTTGCGCATCGGGTGTTGTCTTTAAACTTTCTTTTGTAACATAACCATCATAATCATTCCAATACCAATCTTCACCATATACTTTTATATGTTTTGGTGGATTTTCATTATATATTTTTCCATATAATTCATACATTGTTATTTTCATTCCTAACATCTCCTAACTAAAATCTCTATCAGTAAATGTATAACCATTTACATTTTTAGAATATTCATCATTTTTTTCTTTTTGTTTTTTCTCAACTAAATCTAAGAAGTCTATTAATGATACTTCTTCATCATATTCGTTTAATATTACAATTTCATTATTATTTTTTAAAAATTCTTTCCACTGCTCAAAAGTATGTATCTCTAAATCCCAGTCGAATGAATTATATTTATTTACTTCATGAAACAAAAACTTCCAACCTATACTTGATTTACCAATGTGTAAAGGTTCTCTTATTGTAGGTTTTTTCTTCACTGCGTAGTAGTTTGTACCCATTATTTGCCATCTCCTTTTGCTTTTTGTATTATTTTTAATTCTTTATCTGTTAATTTATAATTTTTTTTCATTTCAACACTTGTTCCTTATTCTTCATCATCAAGTAACTTTAAATAAAATTCCAATATTTCTTTTAAGTTTTCTTCTTTGTATTTTACTGAGCAACTCGCATGAAAAACCATTTTTCCATCTTTAAATATAGAAACGTGATTATTACTCGACTGTGATATTTTGTATCCTTTATATTCGATTGCAAACATAGTTATTTATCCTTTTCTAAATCAGCATAAATTTTCTTAATTAATTTATCTCTTGCAGCATGGCTTTTCATGTGCATAACTTGCCCTTTTGGAAGTTTACCCGCTGGAACTGATACTCTATAAAATTTATCTGACATACTTTCTTCTAATGCTTTTTTAGCTCTTTAAAGTTCTAATTTAAGGCAATCTCTTTCTTTTATCACCTCACCATAATTTGCTAGTGCTTTAGTAAGTTCAGCATTCGATTTATCTTTTATTTTTGCACTCGTAATTAGTACATCATTTTGTTCTTTTGTTCTGTTAATTTCTTTTGTTAATCCTCCAATTCTGCCATTTAATTCCTTGATCACATTAATATTTGCATCATAATTCGCTTTTAATAATCCATATTTGCTTTGTAATTCAATTATTTCCCCAAGTTGATCATTCAATTTATTTATTATTTCTTCGTAATTTGCATTAGTAAGTATCTTCATAGTTCCTCCTTTGTTATAACTTTTTTACTAATCTTATTAAGTCCTTATATGCACTACTTTTTTTGATATATACATCGACTTGTTTCTTCTTTTCATAAAAATCATTTTTTATTAATAATTCAGTTAACTTATTTACTATAAAATCTCTTGTAGCATCATCTATTCTCATTGGACCACTCTCTATTTAGTTGATTTTCTAGTATCTTAATTCTTATTTTTAAAACATTAACATTTTCTTGTGCTGTTTTCCACATTATTTCGGCACTATCTCTTTTGAATCTTTTTTCAGCAACTTCTTTTACACCATAAACTACTTTGTCTATTAATGTGACTGCCATACCTCCATCTCTTAATTTCAAACACTCTTGATTAAGTGCTATTTTATAATTCATTTCGGCTTCTGCATATTCTCTTCCGTACTTTGCAAGCAAGTTAATACTGTTAGATAATAGTCTATTCAAATCTTGTATATCATTTACTAAATCCATAATTCACCTTTACCATCCAAGGTCTTCATCAGTTAACTCAATTTCATTTCCGAAATCCATATACACTTGATCCGAATTAGGTTCTTCTGTTTCTACTGATTGACTATTTTCTTGTTTTTTACTTGATAAGTATTCAATGTTCTCTACTGAAACATAAGTCTTGTATCTTTTATTTCCTTTTTCATCATCATAACTATCAGTTCTTATGTTTCCAGATACTAATATCAAATTTCCTTTATCTTGATACTTACATAAATTTTCGGCTGTTTTATTCCATACCTGACACTCAATAAAATCAGTTTCTCTTTCTCTATTACTTGTATATGGTCTATTTACTGCTATTGTAAAATTACATACAGACTTTAAACTTTTTGTACTTCTTAATTCAGGTTTACTTGTTAATCTTCCACTCAAAATAATTGTATTCATCTATTTATCACTCCTCTCATAAGTAATTGTCCACTAATTTACTTTTCACATATTCCCCTATTTTCCTATATCGTTATCTTCCAAGCATTGATAACATACGTAACCAACATCACCATTTATCATACCTGTTGTATCAATTAATTCCTCCTCTGATTCTCCACAAATATCACATCTTTGCATAACTAATCTTCTATTCTTTCGTATTTCATTTTATTTAAATCTAAAAATTCTTTTAATTTTCTTCGCTGACTTAATGTTCCAGTAATTGCTATTTTTTCTGTTTTAATTGGATCAAACTCCTCCACATCAACTGGTTTACTCACCATTTCTTCTACTTTTTCTTTAACGATTTCTTCTTTTACTACTTCAATTTGTTTTGTCTTCTCTGCAAGTTCAATTAATCTATTATTTTCTTGAATAACACTTCCTAAATCAAATGTTCTTAAATATTGATTTGTTAGAGATACTTCATAACTACTTTTTAATGTCTTTATAGTTTCTAAATCGTTTCTTATCTTGTTTAATTTATTTTCTAGTTCACTTGATAATTTAAATTCGCCTTTGTCATTAAAACTGCCTTTATTTAGCCATTTTTCATCAAATATCATATCTAGTGTTACTAATTCTTTTAATTCACCTACAATTGAATTAAATAGGTTTTCTATATAATTTCTTCTTTCTTGCTTTGCTTTTAAATCAACTTCTTTTACTATTAAATCTATTTTTGAACTTGCTTCTTTTATCATGTCAGTTGTTTCTTTTACGGTTGCTTTAAATTCATCAAATGGTTTTAAAAATTCTTTTTCCAACTCTATTCTCTTATCATTTAATTTCTTTGCAGTGTTATTTAACATTGCTTTATCTGATTTTGCATTTTCTATATTATTTTCACTATAGTTTTCAGCACTGTATTTTGGTAGAATTTCCTTTATTTTATCTCTTATTGCCTTTGCATTAGTTGTTAAACTTCCTAGATTTTTTTCAGTTATTATTAATTCAAATTCATTGTTTTGTACTTCGTTCATTAAAATACTTCCTCCATCTCTTTTTCTTTTTTCTTTCTAGCAATTCTTATTTGCTTTTCAATTGTAAATGCTTCACTCCATGTTAAATCGTTTAGATTAGTTTTTTTAAATTGATGTAATAATTTTGGATTCTTTTCAACTATTGTTTTAATTTCAAATATTTGATTTTGATTTATCATTTCGTTTTGTGAGTCCATGTACTGCATCATGTCTAATTCACCATCACTAAACATACTGCCATTTTTTATTGTTTTCGATGAAGTGTTAACCTCAGTTTTATTTTTTTCATTTGATTTTTGAGGTTTATCTTCTTGCACTACTCTTTCGGCAAATTCCTCCGCTTCATTATCAGAGTAGACACCTGCATATGCTAACTTGCTATTTTTAAGTACTACTCGATCAAATAATCTTTTATAAGCCATCGCGTACGGATATCTTCCTTGCGATTGCCTATAATTACTAGAACTTATTTCTCCAACTTCATAAATTCCTTGCTCATCATTGCAATAAGTAAATACAAGACTATTCTCATATCCTTCTTTATTTTCTTTTACACAACTAGGTTTGAATTTTAATTTATCTTCTAACGAATCATTTATTTTTAAACAACCATTATGTGAAATAATCAACCCGTTGTATGCAATTTTATCTTTCTTTGATGTTTTACCTTTTAAAATCCAAAAATCAGTTTCATCTAACCCTTTGTATTTTCCACTATCTAACATTTCAACTACTTTTTTCTTTGATTGTTGATACTTTGAGCTTTGCCAAACTGGAAGCATATCTTTTACTTCGCTATCGTATTCTTCTTCTTGTTCATTAAATGTATATTTTTTTGCCATATTGTATTCCTTTCTAATTTTTCTCTTTATTTTTTTAAGGCACTTTTGTGCAATTTTGGTATATTTATACTATTTCTATCAAAACATTGCTCTTGCGAGATTTTTGTATCGAATTAGATAGAATTATG